GTGTAGCAGAAATATCAAATACACATCTCTTCAATACAAATGTTAAGTCTTTATTCTGATCAGCTGTCCATGTTGAAGCATTCTGTGACTTAAATAATACACCAGCATAAGGCTGTTGTGAAATTCTATTACCATCTTGATCTTCATCACCAATTTGAGCATAACGTACGTTATACTTATTTGAGTTAGACATAATAACAATTGCGTATTCAACACCATCTTGTAAGTATACCGGTGATGGGAATGTGAATGTTGTTGCAACAGATGTACTTATAGCACTTGGGTTAAGTGTTACATCAGAGAATGGAATAATCTTTTGTGTAGGGAATCCATTTACCATTTCACGTATTGACACATTGACTGGTATGCCAGCATCTTTAGATGTAAAGTAAAGATCTACTCCACTAACAAATGCAGCTTGGTCAAGTAATATTGATTGAGCTAATGGATCACACCAATTAACCCTAGTTCTTCCTGTCTCTCTGTTATCAACTTTCGTATCTTCTACTGACAACCTTTGAATAACTGGGGTTCTTGTTGAAATAATAACATTTTCCCTTGATTCGAGTAAGCCAGAAGCAGTATACATTGCTGTAGCTGATGTTTCTGTTACTTCATCGTTATTAGCAGATGATTGAGTTAGTTTAAATTCTTTTTCACCAGTCTTAAAGTTAAGTGCACTGTTATTAGGTATTAAGAATGTACCTGTTACAGCACCGTTAGCATCAGTTGTTAATGTAGTAGCGCCTGCTGGGTGAGCAGTAACACTATTAATACCAACTAAAGGTGTATATGTTGATGCCGTAGTAGAAACAAAGTTAGCCATAGATACACCATCAAAGAATGCATAGACTTGTGTTGCAGGCTTAAGGCGTGTAGCAGTGAAAGAAACTAATCTTGTTCTCATGAATGGTATAAAGTTAACTTCTACTATACGATCACCTGAACTAAACCTAGATGTTTGTACTGTTATAGTTTGTTGAATACCTGTACGTCTTGAATTACCTTTTTCTGTTTGAATATTCCAGTTACCTGATCTAGACCAGCTCTTTTGTCCAGTCCAGTTAGTTGACCAATCATTCCATACAGTACCTACTTGAGGTTGGAGAGCAGCTTTCATAGCATCAAATTCACCATCATTGTTAATGACTACTTCAGGCCTACGGTCTACATCTCTCCATTCGTCTGTGCCAGGAGTTAATGCCATTGCTCCAGTCCAATTAAAGACATCATAAGGGTTAACATTAATTTGTCCTGAATATTGTGTCTGTGATATCATATTACTTGCCGAAGTATTTGTAGTATATGGCAATGTAACTAAGTCACCTGTTTTTGTCGTAGTAGATGATGCATCATATGCTAATGCAGCATTACCTTGGGCAAAGCCAGGGCGTAATATACGATTCTTTAAATCAACTGAAGCTCTATATTCAGAAGATGAAGAATTAGACATTCTTGTATTTGAGAATGCATCTACTAAGAAACCAGACTTCCATCTTGGATCGTTATTGGAATCTAAAATTTGTTTGTTCTGTGCTTCAGCTTCTAAGAATGATAGCACTGAATAGTATTCTATTTGGCTTATTCTCTTATCCATCTTACCAATATCACGCATTGTATATCTACGTTGATCTATAAATTCAAGGGTTACCTCATCGGCTGTTAATGTATATGCCGGTATAGTCATTGTATATAAATGCATTGCATCAGTTGGAATTTCTGCTGGCTCTGGATAAACTGCCGGGACACCTGTAGCAAATCCAAAGTTACCTTTAGAATCTAAATAAACTTTATCTATTCTTCCTAAGTAGTATTGAATATCAGTTTCGAATTGAGTAAATCTTGAAGGAGCAACTGCTACAAGAGCACCTGTTCCAGTAAAGTTACCACCTGAATCATCTTGACGTGGTCTAAAGTCAACCGCTGATCTTAATTCTATACCACCAATCTTAGGTATCTTATCATAATCAATCACACCAGTGTATGAATCAACTGTAAAGAAGTCACCTGTGGTAGAATGAGTGAAGAATTTAAATGTAACAGTAAGTGCTTTAGCAGCTGTATAGTTTGATGTAGTCTTTAATTTAACTCGACCAACACCATAGAAATCATCTCTTTGGCCATTGTCTAAATCAAAGTGGGTAGTAACATCAACAGAACTTGAATCTACAACCGATACTAATTCATGTACATCTGCCTTTTGAAGAGATTGACCTGTACCAGTAAAGTCTGTGTTTGCATTGAATGCAACCGCTGTATTTCCACTTAATGATTTAGTCTTATGACTTGCAGTTCTTATAAATGGTGCAATCAATCTTACTGTGTTGCCGTTTATAGCTGTTAGCCCTGTAATTGTTGCTGTCTGTGAAGCATTACTAATTGTAATGTTTCCTACTGTAACCTCTGTACCACCAACCGTGTCAGCAGTATCATTAATCATTATCCAATTAGTGTTATTACCCTTTGTGCCAAACACTTCATTAGCAACTGTTGTAGTAAATACTACTGAGCCAGAGTTAACAACACCTGTTGCGGCAATAATTCTATTTGTTTCAAAACGATAGTTAAAGTCTGGAGTACCACCACCAACTACACTATCACATGTTTTAATTCTTGGATATGGTAATGCATATATTAAAGTGTCTGGGCCAATGTTATATGCCGTGGCTGCACCAAGATCTGCAATTACCGCTGTAAAATCTGTTGAAGCAGCAGTACTATCTAAGGCATCTAGTGTTCTTGCGCCAGTCATTGTACCAGTGAAATCAAAGATATGAATTCTGTATCGTGAAGCAGCTGTAGCACCATTACCACTTACTCTCTCAATTGACCGTGCTCTTGCAGTACCAATTGATGTACCACTTGCATTCTCAATATCAAATCTACCAAACTGTGTAATATCAGGAGTACCAACCAAAGACGTAACTTCAATAAAGTTATTATGGGTTATCTCTGTAACTTTGTCTGTAACCTTCTCTGATGTCCTTGCTTTGTCAAAATGTGCATTAGTTGTTCCTAATGTCTGTATCTCGTAACCTCTTACATAAGCTTTTGAAGGCTCAATACCAAGAGTTAATTTAGTAGCTGTAGATGCATGATCTTTTACTAATGCTTTAAATGGATTAACGTAGTAGTTACCTGATTCATCAAATGTTCTACGAGCTAATTCATCAGCTAAATGATTATAATCAGCTGTTCGTGCATTCTTTGTAATGAAACCATCTTCTAATCTTGCGATAAGAACAAAGTTACCTGATGTAGCATTGACTGCTTGGCTACTTAACGTAGCTGTAATAGAATAACGATGTGCACCTGGAGCCGAAGCATTAGGTGTACCTGTAGCATTATCATTTAATGATGCATCCTCACCTGAACTAACGATAGCTTCAGTAACCAATAGACCAATATCAAATGATACGTTATGTGTATATTTAGATAATACAATTGTTTTAGCCTTAGCTACAACAAAGTGTTTCTTGATATAATAAATACCATCTTCAAGTGCTACGATTGAACCGAATCCGGTTGCTGCAGAAGCTTTAACTTCAGCTGACTTACTACCTGAAGCAGTGATCGTTGCGTTATCTGCAAAGACTGTACCTGATATGTATTTAACGAATAGAGTAATAGGATCTGAACCAGATGCTAAACTAGCATGGACAACCCTAGCTATGTTAGTACCATCAGTAAATTCAGTACCTACTAATTCGGCAACTGAATCATTATTGGCATGAACAGAATCTAATTTAACATAGTCAATTTTATTGTGTAAGTGAACTGTACCTGGAACAACTACCGAACCATCTTTAAATACATGGTCTCCCGCAGAAGATATTTGGTTTTGTAATTGTGTTTGTAGTTGAGTTAACTCTCTTGCTTGTACAGCCTTACCAGGTCTGAATAATATCCTTTGATATTGTTCTTTAGGACTAAGAGTATTGCCTGAGGCAACCGACTCAAAGTCGTCCCAATATGGTTCTACGTTAAATGAAATTGCCATGCTTGTTTCCTATTTAAAATGCGATTACTAATCTTACTGTTTCTACTTGTCCTGCAGCCCTTGTTGTTGCTGTCCTATTCTCTACAAACATTACATCACCTGAGTGATGATTGACTAAAGGATTACCTACTGCTGTGATATCATTACCAGCACCAGCTGAACCCGTTGCGCGAGTAAAGTGAGTTGCAAGGAATGTTCCAAACCCTGTAGTTTCATTTTGTATATAATGTAATACACCAGTAGTGTTATTATATTCTACCACTATACCTTTAGCACCAACCGTACCTGAAGTATGACCTTCAAAAGCAAAGTCAGCAACATATGTACTAGCTAATGAAGCAGGTATTGTTACACTCTTACATGTATTATATGCACTTGCTTCTGCAACTTGAGCAATAGTAGCTGAACCAGATGATGTTGTAGCGATAGCTTTAAATATCTCTCCAACAACTGGATTACCACTTGTTGATCCTGCCGTTGTGAAATGTGCATCAGTAGATGTACCTATTGTTAAGATCTTATAGAAGTTACCTACAACCATTGAACCAGAAGCTGAAAGAGTTGCTGATTCAGTAGCTTTTTCAATTGGATTTTTTACAATTGCTATTTGCCTAAAATCATTTGAATCAGGAATACTACCTGACTCATCACCCGTAAATGTAGTATTAATAGTTATGTAATGTGAACGTAAGTCATTAGTTGAGTTAAAACCAAAACCACCGACTGGGCCTATAACTGGTCTCATAGTACCACCAGAACCACCCGATGTGCTTAATGTAATAACTGCGTGGGTATATCCTGTGCCAACGTTAGTCATTGTAACACTTGTAATAACACCACTTGTGCGAGTGCAAGTAGCAGTAGCGCCTGTACCATCACCTGAAATAGTAACTGTAGGATCACTTGTATATCCTGTGCCACCATTTGTAATCTTTATATTATAGATTGCACCATCGATTGCATTTGTTTGAACAGCCCACTGAGCAACCAATGCTGCATCAGCACCTGCTGGTGGTACTTCATAAATTTTTCTTGTTGGAATAAATGACGATGTTAAGAATTTAGTTACATCAGTTGTTGGGATTGTGTACATATATTTCCATATGTAACCATCATTAGTAGTTGTAGTACCAATGACACCTGATGTTTGAACTCCTGTAGTGTCTGGGTTATATGTGCTTGCCCCTGACCCTGCTCTTAAACATAAATATACATTGTTATTATCTGAAACAACAAAATATATTTTACTTTCTATGTTTGTGTCTTGATCATCATATTCTATATATGTAGTACCAGAAACCCATAGGTTTCTTGGTGAACTATGAATAATATCTGCAGCATCAACTCTCTTCATGGCGAACATATTTTCCCATAAAGTATGTGACGTGTAGTCATTTTCATATGGGGTTGTTGGTACTGTATCATCAGTCCAAGCATTAGGCCTTCCCAGTGCCATGTAGAATTGATTATCACTAAGACTTTCAACGAACTTATTCGTCGAATCCAATCTAAATTTGCTTGTGATTATTGCTGCCATTTTATTTCCTCTGTTTTATATTAATGTTTATGAATATGTTGGTGTACAACTTTGTGCATAATAAGTTATATCAGCATTTTGGTTTACGCCATTTACTATATAAGGTCTTGTATACGTACTCGTATGTGGTTCACCATTGTTAGTACCTAATGTACCGCATGTTAATTTCATAACTTCTTGGTTATGTTGTATTCCTATATTGTTATTTATACTATCTTGAATTGTATATGAAGCCAAATCACTATTTGGCCCTAAATATCTGAATTTCATGTTCTCCCAATGGTTATTCATACCTACCATGCTAAATTCTGAACTACCATTAACAAAGTGAGTGTATGATTTCTCTAATATATGACTATTAAAACTTATTGGTCCAATCTGATGTGCACCTAAAGTGAGCTGTATCTTACCAACAAATGGTAACCAACCATATTGCGCTTTAGTATTTCCTTGATCAAGTAGTGCAATAAATATTGCAATCTCACCAAAGAACTTAAATCCTGCAGGGTGAACTAATCTTGTAAATGCATTCTTCCAATCAGCTACATTCTTACCAGTTTTTAATACATATGAAAACTTTTGATAATAATAAGAGTCTTGTACATATTTCTTATCTGACAAGAATCCATTAGCTGTGGTGAATAAACCCTTAGCGTATGTAGTAACTACATCACCATTTGTTAATGCACTAGTAAATGTTAATTTGTATTTAGTAGTAGTATCTGAATAGACTGACTCAACATAATCTGTACCTGGAGTCTGATGGGTATTATTTACAAATACAACATCATCATCAAATATTAAAGCTTGATTCGCATCGTTACTTCCAGTAACTACTGTTGGTGTTCCAGAGATTGTAATTATATTTGCTGGTGTAAATGTAGCTCTATCTGCTATAATTGCAGCTGTTTGATCTGTCCAATTTCCATCAGATGGAATTAATACATCTGTGAATGGAAAATATGTTTCAACATCATCATCGTATATTGTTCTAAAGAATGATGTGATTGATTCAGGTGTACCACGTGACTTATAGAATTCAATAAGTCTCTTATAGAACATTCTTGGTTCAGTAGCAAAGTCTCTTGGTACTGCGACACCAATTTCATTCTGGAGTTCTGTAAGGAGATCAGTTTCTACATGATCAATATCCCTTTGGATATCTATTGAGTTAAGATAGTATCCTGATTTGTTTTGACGCTCTAAATATAATGCATATGTCTTAAGAAAAGT